TCACTTCATTTTCGCCGCCGAGCGGATCACCTCGTCCCGCAGTCGGTCCACGCCCTCCCCCAGGCTCTCCACCTGCTCGGCAAGCCGATCGGTGGCGCGGGCATGCTGGCGGGCAATGACGTTGCTTTCTGTCACCGCCATCGTCAGGCCTTCTACAGCGGCCGTGGCATGGTTCAGGGCCGTAGGGTCGACAATAACCGCGGCAACCTGTGCAGCGCCCGCGCTTGCGGCTGGAGCGCCCGCCCTGCCCTGCATGAAACCAAATCGATTGATGGCAAATATTATCGCCAGGGTGACGCCCAAGGCTATCAGTGCGACGGGCGGCAAATCAGTGGGGAGCATGGCTTTCTCCGGCGTCGTGGGCGGCGCGATAGACGTTCAGAAGCTCCACCACAGCGAATACCGGGTATATGGCCAACCACGTCGAGACGATGCCGGACTGCCAATAGCAATAGGTGATGCCGACGAAGAGGCAGCAGCCCAGGCTCGCCGATACTGAGCGGATCCACGGCGTTACGTTCTTGCGGGCGCCGTTGACGATCAGACCCCCGATCCGAAGGAAGCCCAGGCCGACCATGATCCAGCCGACGACCGCCTCATCACGGAAGATGGCGCGGAAACCCGACCATGCCGGCTGGTCGAATATATTGGGGTTCATCACCAGCACGGCGCCCCATAGGGCGGTGACGGTGGCCAGCATCCATTCGGTCATGCGCGGGCCGAACCGGTGCTGGATGCGTATCCATAGGCCCGGTCCGGCCTGCGAGGCTTCGCGGTACAGCATCACTCGTTCCTTCCCCGAAGGATGTCTTGGATGGACCATGGGTTGCGCTTGCGCCGCGGAGGTGGCGCAAGGTGCTCCTCGTAGTCCTCGATGGGGACCGCAGGAGGCTTGCCAGCGCCATGGTCGCGCCAGCCTTGCCGGTAGGCGCCCAGTGTCAGGATGGCCAGCCCTGCCCCGGCTATCCCCTGCCACCCGAAGGTTTTCCATGCCCACCCGAGCAACAGCCCGGCGATGATGACCCACACCCAGGCCGGGACGATGCCGAAGGCGAAATTCCAAACCCAGTCCATCATTTCGGGTTCACCCTCTTGGAGACGAAGGTGAAGGCGATCACCAGCGCGGCAATGACGAACACGACGCCCAAGGCCCACTGAACCGGGCCGTTGCCGCTGGCGATACCAGCAGCGCCAGTCAGCAGCCCGCCGCCGGCCGCGATGGTTTCGGGGGTTGCCCACTTCGGCGCCTGGGCAGTGGCGTCGACGGTGCTGGTCGACACAAATGCGCCCTTGGCCCAAAGGCCCGCTTCGGCGGCTCGGCGGTTCACCAGGCCGTCCATGACCTTGCCATCATTCTTGTTCCAGCGAGCGAGCTGGGCAGGCACAGCGGCATAGTCGCCTGCGTTCAGTTTCTTGAGCAGCGTCGAGTTGGAAAAGCCGGGCTTCTGCCCGCCCATCCCAACGTTGTCGGCGAAAAGTACCAGCGCGCCGAACTGGTTATCCGTCACTGGCACCTTGATGAGGGCTTCCACTTTTGCGGCGGTTTCGCGGAGCCGCATAATCAGTAGCCTTTCGGCTTCCGGCTCCTTGATCGTATCGCCCTTGCGCACAGCGCGGCCGGCGATGACCGTTTGGCCATACCCGATCGTCCAGGGCGTTCCGTCGCGAGATCCGGGATCGGGGTACGCGGTTGCGCGGAATCCCTCCCACTGTTTGGCAAGCGCAAGCGTCTCCGCGTTGACTGTGCGAGTCATGGGTAACTCCATTGATGTTGGTGCGTTGTCCTCGCTCAATCAGCGAGGTGATGACGTGGCTGGACGGCTCATACTGGTCTACGAGGACGAAGCCGATTTTCTGAAAGAGGCGATCGAGACCTGGCACACGTTGAACAGGGGCAACCTGTCAGACGAGGCCTATGCCAAGCGGGGGGCTCGGTTCAATTTGATCCGGCATCTGGACGGGAAATATACCGAGGCGGAGCGGCAGGAGATCGCCCGGGTGGCGCTCGGACTGCTGGATTGAGTGGACTGGCCGGGGCGAAATCTGCTTAAAGGGACGAATGCATAAATTCTTCCGTCTCTCAGTCTACAAGGACCGCTTGTTGGGTGGCCTTGCGAAACACCTGCGCCCTTACCTCGCACGAACCCCATTGATCTGGGGCGACGCGGGACGGCTGAAAATAGGTCGAAACGTACAGTTGGTCGATGCGATCATAAACCTGCGGTCAGGGACTGTGACGATTGATGATGATGCGTTCTTGGGTCATGGCGTGATGCTGCTAACCGGAAAGCACCCGATGAGGAAAAGCCGACAGGGGCGGCATCGCAACATACCGACCGAAGGGCGCGACATCATCATCCGCTACGGCGCGTGGGTCGCTAGTGGCGCAATCGTGGTCGGTCCGTGCGACATTGGCGAAAACGCCGTCATCGGCGCTGGCAGCGTGGTTACAGGCAACATACCGGCCGGGGCTCTTTATGCGGGCAATCCAGGCCAACTGATCCGTATTCTGGACATCGAGGACGAAGCACAATGACCATTTTAAAGTCGGTTCTGGCCGCGCCCTTCGCCTTGGTTGGCGGTGCTATTATGCTCGTAGGCGGCAGTCTCGTTGTCGTGGGCGGCGCTTTCTTAGCGATAGCGGTTGGCTTGGTGGGCGATGACCACCACCTGATTACCATCACGCGCAAGCCAAAGCTTTTTGTTCGGGATTAGGCGTATTTGACCAAGGCGTGCAGTGTCTTGCCGTCGAATTTCGCCAAGAACGGCGGTCGCGAGCTATAGTAGGACGTATACCAAGGGCATTCCTCGAACACGTCTTGGGCTCCGTCACCCCAGGCGTAATTTTTAAACTCGATCCGCTCGCCGCCGTAGAGCGTCTTTTCTTCCCGGTTGCAGCAATACAGCCAAGCCCGGTTAGACTTTACGATCTCAAAATATTGGTCCACGATTTGCTGCGTCATCTCCTGAAACGACGCGATGTTCACGAAAAGTCCGATGCCTGCATCCTTTACAATTTCCGCCCGGTTGGCCGAGACCATTACCAGCTGAATCGCATCGTTCCGCAGGGCCGCGTCCAATTCATCGCGTGTCTTGGCAACGGCCATTTGTTCAGCGCTGACCACACCAGACCGCACGAGTGGCGAAACGTCGGCAATAAGAACCTCTGGCAAGTTGATCGAGATGAGTTTCTGTGTCGGCAAGGACATTCGCAGCCAGAGGCCCGCAAAGTTTGCCTGTCCGTCCCCAACCACGCAGGTTATCGGCACCGGTGACAGGCGTTGATGCAAAAATCGGATTGCGAAGACGTGGAGCAGGCTGTTTTGGTTCAGTACCCGGCCCTGCGCTTGGCACCAGTCGCGCATTTGGTTGTATTCCTCGGTCGAGAAAATGTCCCGTTGGCCGAAATACAATCCCCGCTGAGCCGCCCAATGCCACGCCCCCGCCATCCCTCCGGACTGCTTAAGCACCCCGAAGCCATCGCCTTTTTCTGCGTGGTATTTCCAGTGGGAGGACTTCACGGCTTGTGCCGCTTCAAGGTCGCCTGCGAGGCTGTCAATGAGGTTTTGCATGGGCTCAAACTATGAGGCGTCGGACTTGATTTCAAGACTGCTTGTCTGGGGTTCTAGCCGCCCTCGACGGCCCAAAGCGCAGCATCACTGACATCGGGCGGCAGCGGCTCCATGGCCTCGATCTCGTTTGACCGAGACCGCAGCCGCTCGATCTCAACCCAGGCAGCCATGGCGACGCCCTGACGCTGCTGCAACTGTGGCGGCCAAGCGGCCGGATCTGTGCCGTATTCCATCATCGCCGCTTGACCGGTGGCCAGGGTGTTGCGCTGCTCGTCCTCGGACATGATGCCGAGGATGCGCCGGCGGCACTCCGCTTTAATCGCGAGAGATGGGTTGATCGCCAGGGTCTGGGGGTCGCGCAGATATCCGTCGGCCATGATCGTCAGCTCCAATAAATGTAAACGTCATGCAACTCGACGTTCTTGTTGTTTAGGGTCTTGAAGCGCCAGCGCGGGGCCGTGCCGGAGGGCTGGCTGGAGACGCTGGTTTCGGCCGCCTCCACCACGCGAATGCCTGCTGTGGGCGACGGCGAGGTGAATAGCTCCGTCAGCGTCATCGTCGACCAGGTCGTGCCGCCATCGCGGCTGCATTCAAGCGTGTAATCGGTTCCCGCAGCAGCCGCGTCAACTTCTCTGACGCGGATCAATGCTTTCATCTTGGTCGGAACGCTAGCAGCAGTAAAACTGGCAGATCGAACAGTTAGATTGTTAGGGGCGCTGGAGTCGAAAAACTGCGCCTCTGCCACATAGGCCTCATTGGCACCGCCAGAGATTACTTCAATCCAGTTATAGCGATAGGCTCCGGGGGTCACTCCTGTCAGGATGGAATGAAGTGTATTTGAACCCACAGCGGCAGCAACTGAAGCAGTCGTATATAGGATAGTGCCGCCATAACCACTGCCATCCCACGCGGTCGGGGCCGAATTAGAGCCCTTGAGCCTGATGGTGACCGTAGCTCCGACGGCCTCAAACCCAACAACATTGGTGGGAGACCAAACCTTAAAGCCCGTCAAGGTACGCGTGTTCCCAGAACCCCAGTCCTTGCCCAAATGGCCGCGACCACTGCTCGATGGTCCGCGCGCTGAAGCCGTATACGCGTCGGCGGTGACACTATTAAAAGCGCCAGCAAGCCCCCCCTGGAACGTCATATCGCCGATGGCGGTGCCTGTTGCCTGTGCTATTTGCGACTGGCTGGCAGTGGCTTTCAGCAGCCCAGTGGCGCTGGTATCGAGGTTGGTCGCACCGGCGACATCGACATATGTAAGAGCATCGAACGTGTCGGCCACTCGGTTGCCTGCAGGGCCGAGAAATAGCGCCAAATTTGCGTTATCCGCCACCTGCAGGGCGAGCTGGGAGACAGTCAATTCGAGTTCTGCAAGGGATATGGCAGCCCATGTGCCGTCCGCCCTAAGGAACTTGAGCGCCGCCGCTTCCCCCGCAGCGGGCGCCGGAACCAACCCCTTCGTTCCACCCGATCCAGCATCCCCCACCATAGCGTCCAGTGCCGCTGTGGCCTGCGCAGTGGTCAGAAACTTGATCAGCTTGCCGGTGGTGCCATCTGCAGCGGCAAGCCGCCCATCTACCGCGACGGCTGGCCCCACCACATCGCCGGTTCCCGTGCCGTCCGTCCCCTTGCGCGCGACGAGTTGCCACCAGGCATTGCTGATTGTGGGGAGAGTGGGGGGCGCGTTGCCGGTGCTCGGGATCAGAGCGCGCCAGGACGAACCATTATCCTGAACGCCATCATCTACTGCATAAGTGGTGACGGGATTATAGTTCCCCCGCCAGGTTAAGCCGCGGCTACCCTGGGGACCTGGATCGCCTTCGTCGCCTTTTGGCCCTGAATACGGTGCCGGGTCCGTCCAGTTTCCATAAGCGCCGGATGCTTTGGAATAGATCGCCGAGCTGCCGTCGCCAATATTGGAAACCAGCACGCGGTAGTTTGACCGCAGCGGGTTATCTGCGCTTTCGAGCGCGAGCCGAGCAGCGGTATCATCGACCTGGATATCGAAGTATGCACTCACCTGTCCGAGCTGTTCGAGCACGAGCCTTGTTTGAGCCGTGCTGCGCTCGATAATGCCGACATAGCGGATCTCGTAGGCATCGGCAGTGAGCGCAGTTCCCGGCCATGGGGCAGCGAGCGTCAAGGTCCCGTTGGCTTCAACGCTGGCAACGCGCTGCGGCGGCACAAGGGGCTGCGCCAGGTCGCAGAACAGATCGCCGGCCATGATGGCATCACTGCCCCATAGCGTGCCGGCGCCCGTCACGGTCGCGGAGCCGTTCGCCACCGAGGCTGTCCCGGTGTCGTACCAAGTCGGAAGGGTCATGAGGGAACCTGCTGAAAAGAGGAAACTAACTGCGCCGCCCGAAGCGGCCGTTGACCACCAGCGAGTAGGTGGACGCGTAATTGGTGGGGTCGGAATAACCGACCTGCGCCGAACCGCCATACCGCGAGGCATTGGCATAGGCGCGGGCATTCGGGCCGCCGCTGATGCTGCCGCTGAACGATTGAGTGCCCTGAACCAGACTGCTCCACCAAACCGGAATCGCCGCCCCGCTTGGCGCATTGTTCTCGGCCCCCTGGTGTAGGTTGCCCGGCGAGCTGGACACCGACGGATAGTCCAGCGGCACTTCACCAGACGTGGTGAAATTCCCCGCCGCTGGCCCCACGGAATGTTGCAGCAAGGCGACCAGGTTGCCGCCAACGATATCGACCGTGAGCCCCCGCGTGATGCCGACTGTCATTTCCACCAGCATCGATCCCGTCAGCTGAATGGCCACGCCTTGTGGGATCACTGGAGCGATCGGCGTTCCAAGCCAGGTGTGCGAGGGCGCAGCAGTCCGGACCAGCGTGGCCTGCCCGATGAAGAGATCGGCACCGGCGGGCGCCGCCCCCAATATAATGGTGTTGCCCCATTCCTGCGGCCTGGCGCCAACCAGAGGCCGAGCCTCCCGATGCGCGAGGAAGTTATCGCCGACCGCGCGCTGAATGGTCCCGAGCCACTGATAGAGTGGCACCTTATTGGCGTCGGGAAAGCCGATGCTGGTGCTGAACGACTGCGCCCCGGTCAGGAACTGCAGCAGGGTGCCGCCCGTGGTCGCTACGCGGCGGGAGCCATAGTCGATGACGATGCGACCACCCTCGATGCTGAAGCCGTTCACGGCGCCTGCACCTGAATTTGTGGATCGCCTGTAAACGATCCATTGTAGTTGCCCGCCGGCCCGAAGTTCGGCCCGCCAAATCCGAACGATAACTTGAAGGCTGCCGGCACCACGTCGCGGATCGTCCCATCGGGCTGCACCGAGCGGAACGTGCCGTTGGCGAGATCGATCGTCCGGCCAAGCGGGAAGCCGAACGGCGAGCCCCCGGCGACGATCTGCAGGTAGCGTCGGTTGGAGCTGAACTTACCCCGTGCCATGGTGGTGATCCCGGTGACCGGGTCGAACTCGAACAGCACACTGCCGACTGGCGCCGGCGGTCGCTTCAGGACGATGACCGTGTAGGTGACATTGACCGCCGCCAGAACGCTCGAGGTCTGGATGCCGGTCTCATAAATCCTGATCTCGGTCGCCGTCGCATAAGCTGTGACGCATCGGGCACGGCCGTCCAAGGCGTTGTACTGCACCGGGTAGCCCGGATGCAGCGTCTGTGTGCCCACCACCACGAGAAAGTCCGGGACGTAAGGCAAGCCGTGAGCCAGCAGGGAGCGATCTTGCGTGTATCCCCCATAGACCAGTTGGCTGTTGATCGTGGCGGCATCCGGCGCGCCGGAACCGGCCGGGATCGCCGTGTGGGTGATCAGCACGTCGGTCGGTCCGACCGCGACCTCCATCGGGTCGTAATCAGAGTGGTAGTAGAGGCTCGGCAGGTTAGCCGCAGGACTGTTCAACGGCGCATTGCGCGCCGAGTTCGGGTCGAACGGATCGCCCGCCAGCGTCGGCTCGGTGTAGAGCGCGATGCGCGCGGTGATGGGGTCAAACATCAGCACGTCGTCGCTCATGACGTTGCAATCCTTACTGCGCCTGTGACCCAATTGATCATCACGGCCCCGTTCGTCGATTGCTGCACCCCGTTTTCGTCCAGCATGACGATCGGCACGCCGGCCGACGTATAGTTGACCACCTGGCCAGCCATCATGCCGATCCGCGTGGGCTGTAGCGGATCAATCGGCACATCGAGGAAGAACGTCGCCGCCCGGAAAACACCGTCATTGACCGCAGCTTGTAGGACATATCGCGCCGAGTAACCGGCTGGGCCGGCTTCCACCTTCCAGCGAACGTTGACCGCAGCGTCATTCCCACCCATGGCCGCATACAGGCTTTCCAGCTTCTGCGCGATCGCCCCGCCCGGCCCCAGGGCGACCTCGATCACCTCGGTGAAGCTGGCCTCCAGCCCTTCGAGCTGCACCGTGATTTCGCGGAACAGGGTTTCCCGCTTGGTGTAGTTCTCGCGGTCGACCTCCTCGAGCAATGTGCCGAGCTGCTTGAACTGTTCGATCAACTGGCGGGGCTTGATACCCATCTGGTTGAGAACGTCCTGCGCGAGATTGGACAGGTCGAGGGCGATATCGCTGGCGCCAAGCTTGACGTTCGGCGTGGTGACGGCAAGCCAGCCACTCCATTCTGCAGCCGGAGGCCCGACGAAGATGCCGCGCACAAAACAGAGCACATTCGGCGGAAACTGCCCCTGCAGCATCCAGCGCCAAGGGTCTGCATAGGGCTGGGAGTCGCTGTCGAATATCAGCGGACCATCATCAGCGCCTACCCGTACCTGTACGCGAACGCGCTCGACACCCGGAACGCCAGAAGCCGATCGCACTTCGATCGTTGGGCGCCTGCTCGCGCCGTCTTCGTCGACCACCACAGCGGGGAACACCTGCCAGCCCTGCATGGGCATTGGCTTAGGCCCAACCAGTTGTAGCGGGCCGTCAATGACGGGCGTGTAGTCTGCCTCTTGATCCCAGGCATAGTCGGACGGGTCAACTTCGGTCAGATCCACGATCACGTCGAGGTTGGATTTGTAGACCAGCCCGTCAACGCGGAAGAGCTTATCGACATAGCCGTTGCGCGCAGAGGTCCAACGCACCACGTCGCCGGCCTCGATCTGGCGGAACTCCGGCCCCAGCACGAACGTGTGCCGGCGCGCGCGCAGCGCCTCGAGCAGAGACCAAAGCATCAGGCGCTGCGCCTGCCCGGCATAGGGCACCAGGTCAAGCGAGACCGATGCCATCAGCCGGCGGTTGCCCGCCAGCGGCTCAAGGTCGGGGCGCAGCAGCGGCGGCGCCTTCTTGGCGTTCCAACCCTCGGCGGGGTTCGGATAGGTAGCATCGACGCCATTCACCGTATCCGCGAGGCCGAGGAACGGGCTGAAGCTCTGTTCTTCGGTGGAGAGAATATCGCCGTCAGTGAAGGCCATCACCGGGGCACCCGGTGGGCCGACGAATATCTTGTACGCGCTGCCGCTTTCGACCAGTCGCGCGTTCGCCGCGGTCAACAGGGCCTCGACCGTCGTCGCAACCTGGGCGCCGACCTGCACTTCGCCGCCGGCGCGATAGGTCGGCTCCATACCGCCGGGACCGGAGATCGTGGCCCGCGCGGCCGCGATGCCAGCTATCCACGATGCGGACGGCAGGCGCGCGGCTGTGGTGCCCTGCATACCGTACAGCCATTGCCCGGCGTACCGGACGCCCCGAAGGACATTGTAGAGGTGCACAATCGGCAGGAAGTCGCCATCGCCGCCCCAGGTCGCAGGATTGTCCCACCGGTGCGCGCCAGCGCCGCCGGCCGTGCTGTCCTTCGATACGTCGTACCAGCGCACCCCGTTAGTAACGAACTTGAAGTCCGGGATGCCCTGAAACAGCGGCTTGTCGCCCTCGTCATTGCGCTCTGGCGCCCGAGCGAACGCCACCACATAGGGAATGCCACGGCCGACACGCGCGGCTCCATATGGCCGGGATGGATCGCTGCCAAAGGTGGCGACAAGCAGCGGATCGGCAGCAGTCTGGGTGCCGTCATAGAACTTGAACCAGAGATAATCCCGGCCACCCTTGCGATACTCAGCGACGGGCCAGCCATAGCTGGCATTGGCCTCGCCTTTTAGCAGGGTGCAATCAACGCCATCGACGATTGGGTAGAGCAGTTCGCGGACGGGCAGATCGCCGATCGCTATCACGCGCGCCGACATCGTGCCGCCGGCGCCGAAGGTGCCGTGCCAGGCCAGTGAGCCGGCGGTGCAGTTCCAGCCCAGGTTGATCGAACGCGGCACGTCCTCGCCCGCCTGCAGCTTGCCTTGGACGCCAAACTTGGCTGGCTCCGGCTCGCCCTGCATGGACTTGCTGAGTAGGCTGAAGGCGATGCCAGTGGCCACCTGAAGCCCGGCCGCCGTCAGCCCAGCGAGGAACGTCCCGGCGCCGAAGATGGCAGCGCCGATTGAGGAGAAGACTGGCATGTGACGGGAGCCTCTTGGCTAGGCGCTCGCGAGGCGCTTCAGGTAGTGCGTCTCGGTTTTGATGTAGCCGCGCCGCTCATAAATGCGGCCGGCTCGGGGATTGGCTTCCATCGCGGCCATGCCGGCGAATGTGGCATTGCGGCTGTCTGCCCACACCTCGAAAGCATCGAGCATGTCGGAAGCGGCGAGGCCGCGGTGTTTAGGGTCGATCCACCAGCCGAAGTCGCGCGCAAATGAGATATCGGCCATCGGCGACGGCGCCACATAGGCGAGCAGGAACCCCTGCACGCTGCCGCCAGGAGCGAAGACGATGCAGGTCCGATCCGGCATTGCCAGTGCCTGCCTGAATAGCGCATCGGCGTGCGGCGCGCTGAAGGTCCATGGCAACTCGCCCGCTAAGTGCGCATCGAAACTGAGTGAGATCACGCGGATCCGATCTTCGGGCTTGGCCAGCCGCACATCAGAAGATGCCAAGAAAACCTCCCCAGCCGAACAGGCCCTTGGGCTTAGCTGTCTCGACCTTGTTCTGGCCGACTGCGCCCCAATAGTGATCCCAGTCGCCGCATACCGCCGCGTCCCGGAAGAAGTCATCACCGGGCGCGCGAACCTGCTGATCGGCATGGCTGCGGGTGGCAGGGTTGGAGCGCAGCAGCTCCTGGGTGCCGCTGGCGCATGTCAGGATGGCCGCGCCATCTTCGTTCTCGGTCGGCGTGCGGATTTCGATCTGGTCGATGAAGCCAACAAAAATCGGCTCGGCCGGATCGACCAGCTTGCGGCTATCGGGATCGAGCAGGCCGGTGTGAACCTCGATGCGCGCCTGCTTGCAGTCATAGAGGCGAATGGCCTCCTGGACCTTCTCATGCAGTTGCGACATGGTGACGGTGACGCGTTCGACACTCACCCCGACGATTGAGGGAATGTCGCTGATCTGGATCAGCGAGCCAGAGCCATAGAAGTCACGAGACACCGCAGCGCCCGTTTCGGGGTCGATCACGAGCGCACTGACATTGGCGAGGTCCGACCAAAACCCGACATTGACAGTTTCTCCGGTCACGCGGTCTCGCGCCACGATCCAGAGAAAGTCGCGCGGCAGCAATCGCCGGGCCGCCAGGGCGGTCACGGTGTTGGCAGAATAGGATTTCATTGAATTCTATCCTCGCGATTCAGTCGCGCTGAACGAGATGCTGCCACGCCCCGTCCGGGGATCGGCCGAGGCGGACAGCGAGCCGGGATCGATGGTCATCAGGCACCAGGGTTTGCTGATAATCACCGGCTGGCCTGTGACGGTGCCCGGCCATAGGTGGGGCGCGATTGTGAAGACGCCGGTCGGATTGCCGCTGGCGGCCTCCTGCATGCGATACAGGCTGGAGCCGATGCGCATCATGTCGCCGATCGAGAGGCTGATCCCCGCCAGCCCTGCAACACGCACGGTCTGATCGTCGTCGCCGATGGCATTGAGCGTGCCAGCGGGCAGCAGGCCGGCACCGGGATGCTTGATCGGACGGCAGCGGCTCGACTGGTAAGCCGTGAACGTCATCTGGCTGATCATGGCTTGCTCGATGCGCGCCCGCAAAGCGTCCAGCGTATTCGATGACAGGGTCTTGCTCTGCCATTGGCCGCGCCAGATCGGCTGGCCAAAGTCTTTCACCCGCGTGCGGCCGGAAGCATGCCGGGATTGCTCCTGGCGCGCCATCAGCGCGAAGTCGGTCGACCAGCCCGGAAACCCGGTGAGCAGGTCCAGCGGTTCGGTCAGGGCCATAAGCTCACTTCCACTTCCGGCCTTGGGTGCGCACGATCTGCTTCACCCTGCCTTCGAACTCGGATTGCTGCTTGGCCAGCACCACCGCCATGCGGTCGATTGCTGCCGGGTTCGCGCCCGGCATGCTGATAACCGGGGCGAATGGAAAGGACATCGCGCCGGCTCCTGCCGTCGATATCGTAGGCATCTTGGGCAACGCTGGCATCTTCCCGACAACGCCGCCATCCGCAAAGCCCGGTAGCCGACGCATTGCATCGACCGCAGCAGCTCCGCCATGCCGAGCGACATCGCGCTGCGACCAGACCACTTCCCCTTTGTGCACCACGCCGGCAGGCTGGTTCCTGCCACCGGGGCCGGTATAGCCGCCGTCCGCGAAGCCCAGCGCCTTGCCGATCAATCCGAACGGGCTGGAGCCCTGCCCAGTACCGAACAGCCCGCTGAGGCCGAGATCGATCAGCTTACTGCCGAGCTGGTTGAATACATTCCCCAGCGCCTCGGCCGCAGACTTGCCCTCGACGAGGTCGTCGATGAAGCCACGCGCGGCGCTGCGGCCGGTGTCGAACCAATCCTGCATGGACTGTTTTACGTTGTCCTGGGCTTCGGCCAGCTTGGCCGCCTCGACCGTCGCATTAGCGTATCCAAGCGCAAGCTCGGCGATAGCGGCCTTACGGTCTGGGGTCAGGGCGAGCCCAGCCTTCGTGGCATCGTTTTCCAGCTGCTGCTGGGTGTGCAGCTTGGTGAGCGCAAACCCGTAGTCATTGACCAAGGGGTTGAGTGCGGCCTGTGCAGCGGTCTCCTCACGCAGTTGAGTCGTGCGGCGTGCCTGCTCGTCGAGATCATCCTTAAAGTTTTGACCAGGTGTCTTCTTGCCTTTTGCGCCACCCGCAACGGGGTAGTCTTCAATTGATTTCTGTCCGCCAGTCGGTGGGGGAAGCCTCTTGGCGCCCCTGCCTTCCTGACCAGCGAAGGTTGGCTGAGTATTGGGAAGCGCAGCCCCATTGGTGGCGAGCAGGGCGTCATTAGCAGCGTCTCGAAGGGCGATGAACGTGTTGACAAGAATCGACACGTTGCCAATCACGCGGTCAAACTTCGGGTCGGCAGTGCCCATAGCCATGATGGCGGCTTTTGCCGTCTCAGCGTTGCCGCGACCGGCGGCCAACTGCGAAATCAGGTCGTTAAAGGCCGCGGCCACTTCCGATGAGAAAACACCGGCGTTGGCACGGGCAAACCCTTCTAGAGCCTCTTGCGCTGTGCCTGCTCGCGAAGCGGCGATGTTGGCCTCCGCATTGAGGTCAGTCATCGCATCTTTCACCGCGGCGATGGCGCCGGCGATGCGCTCGATGTCGCGGGCATCGCCGGCGAACCGCTTGGCCCCTTCTTCGAAGAAGTCGCTCAGCAACTTGTCAAACGAGGGGCTGTTCGCGATCTCTTCGATCTTGCGTCCGACTAGGTCGAGCAATCCAGCAAATCTCTGTCCGGACTCTGTGGAATCGTTGAATTTGCCTGCTGCATCTATCAGAACGTTCTGCAACCGAATGAACGCTTGCGAAACTGTTAGCTCAGCGCCGGCCACCTTCTCCGTCAAAATGCCGGAACCAGCCTCAAAAGCGGCAAAGAACGCTGCTGAGGATAGTTTTCCGTCGATCACTAAGGCGCGCAGTTTGGAAACCGAGCCGCCGGCCTCCTTAAGTCCAGCCGCGACGGCTTGGAGGATTGGCAGAGCACCCTCCTGGACAGAGTTGAATTCTTCGGCGCGCACCGTGCCTGAACTGAGCAACTGCGATAATTGCAGCAGCGCACCTGACGATTGCTCGGCTGACGCGCCATTCACGCGCAGCGCTACTGACACGTTCTCGGTGAACCTCAGCAGATCAGCGGAGGATGCTTTCAGGTCTTTTTGCGAGAGCGTCGCCCGCCCATAGAGTTGGGCCAATGCCTCAATTGGAGCGGCATTTCGTTGCGCGCTGGCAAACAGGCTATCGTACACTTTCGAGAGGCTTTCCCCCTCCAACCCGGCCACTTTCAGGCTGTTTTGTACACGAGTTGAACTGTCGATTAATAGCTGCGCACCGCGAAGGGCGGCGGCGCCTGCGAACGCTTTGCCGATAAGCGCCCCCGCATTCATGAAGCTCTGGCCGACCCTAACCTGAGTTTTCGCGAACCGATCCTCAATGCGTTTTGCGGTCGTATTGGTCTGCCCAAGAGCCCGCTGCATGGCGCGCTCATATTTGACGATGGTCGCATCGAGGGAGACAACCAGACGCTCGACATCAGTCGCCATAATGACCTACAGATTTCGCTCCAAGCTGGAGGCTCGGATGGCTTTAGAACAATCGAGGCGCTATTGCCCCGAAGACGATCGGATGGTTCTCGCGGAGAAACCCGCGACTAATCACTTGATCCACCTGGTGCTGACAATTTTCACGGGTGGCCTTTGGGGCATCATCTGGATCTTGATCGCTATGAATAATGCGGCAAACAAGTATCGCTGCCCCTCGTGCGGGTCCGTCACTAAACGGAATCCGCCACGTGGTTGGAAGCCCAGGGCGAGGCGTCGGCAGGAAGAAGACTTCTTCGAGGATTAGTTTGTGGCGAAGGTGACCAGACCATTGGGTACTGGATCGTCGTCTTCCCACCAGTAAGTCTGGGTCGTCAGCACTCGCGCCCCGCCACCGTCCCGATCGATCCAGTCGAACAGCTCGTCGGCCTCACTCGTCGAGAGCTTGTTGCCTTCCTTGGGCGTGTTCGCGGCGATGAAGCCGTTCAGCGCCGAGAAGAACTGCCACATGCTCATGGTGTTGACTTGCTGGGGCGTGAACCCCATTGCGGCGCCTTGCCCGTAGATCGAGGCTATTCGGAATTTTCCGTGGGGGAGGTCATCGAGCTTTTGTCCTTCGCCTCCCCCTCGACTTCCCCCGGTTCTTCATCGGGCGCTCCTTGCAACGCAATGCCCAGAATGCCGCGAGCCATCATGACGTTTTCCAGTGGTGGCCGGCTCTCGACATAATCGCGGATCAGTTTCAGTGCCTTTTCAGGCGCCGTGCCGCCGCCGATCAGCCCCAGGCGCATGATCTGGGAGATGTCCTGCACCTTCCATTGGCCGTCGATCAGCCGATGCAGGATCACCATGGGGCCGGCGTCGCACTGCTCCTGCAGCTCGATCAATTCGCCCCAGGCCAAACGGAATCTGTAGTCCCCGTCTGCCCAAGGCAGGGTGATGGATGCGTCTCGCCCCATCAGACGGTCGCGGCCGAAGTCCGGACCATTTCGCCGTCGGACTGCATCGAGACATTGTTGGTGACTCGGCCGCCGTTGGCGCCGCCCATCTCTGCGCTCTCGACCTGCATATAGCCGGTCCAGGTCCATGTGGTGGTGGGGAATTCCATCTCGATCTTCACCGGCACGCTGTCCACGCTTTCGACGGCATCCATCCACGTTTCGACGCTGGCCTGGGCCAGAACGCCTTCGCCCGTGACCGACATGCTGAGCGAGGTGGCGTCGCGGCCGATCCAGTCGACCTTATCGGGATCGTCGCAGTCGGGGATGCTGACCTCCTCGAGGTTCTTGCTGATGGTGATCGACTTCGACGTGAAGCCGCACGGCGCAGCATAGACGATCGGCCCAGAGCCGCTGCCGAGAAGCACACGGACCTTGCCGCCTTTGGTCGTTACAGGCTTGGCCATGCGGCCCTCCTAAGAAAATGGCCGCCCAATGGCGGCCGGGTTGATCAGGCTATTTCCACCGTTGCGGTGAACTGCACCACGCCATGCGAAATGGCGGGATTGGGATCGTCGATGATGCGCACCATCTCGCATTGCAGCGAGACCAACGCATTGACCGCCAAAGGCAGGTCGACGTCGTGGAGCGCCTTTTTGACGGCGCCAGAAATCTTGCGGCACTGGGTCGAGCCGTAAGCCTCGTCAGGCCCATTCGTCCAAATATCGAACTGGACCGTGATCTCTTCGCCATCGACGCAATCGAAGTCATCGGGCACCGACGTGCTGGGCCCGACCGAAATGTATGGGAATGGCACGGCAGGGCCGCCTTCTTGGCGCTCGGGAACCCGGTCATAGATCCGGTCGGCGACAAGCGCCGCGACAGCAGCATCAGCCTTGAGGAGCACGATCGCCGCGGTCAGAAGTTCGAGGCTGGCGTCCATGTGTCAGCCTCCGGCTGCGGCGCGCTTGGCCGATTTGGTGATTGCTCGCGTGACCCGCGCCTTCGCTCGCTTCCGACCAGCGCGCCAGCTTGGGAAGAAGAAAGGGCGGGCCGGGGTGCCGGGATTGTCAGATCCGGCATAGAGACCGCCGTTGACATGTGCCGAGGTGCCGAACTCCACCCACCGGGCGTAGAAGGCCTTATCGTCGCCGGCATAGATCGTGATGCGCAGGTTGCCAGTCGCGGGGCCTTTGACCTGTCCGAGGGTGATGGAGCCCTTCGGCGCATCACCCCAAGTCCAGCCGATGCTCTCACGAAGGTCGCCGTGATCGACGGCCACAAGAGATTTTGCGAGATCGACAATCTCGGCGGCGCTCTTCTCCATCGCCAAGCTGATTTCTTGCCGGGCCAGTTCGGGCAAGCGCCTCAGCTTCTTCCTTAGGCGATCGAGCCCAAGCACCTTGGTGGCCATCAGCTCGGGCGCCCCTCTTCGGCGAGGAACTCCAGCCAGTGGTTGGCGCCATCTGGATCGGCGGGCGGCGATACGATGTTAAGCACGCGGTTCGCGTTGCGCGCATCGACGACCTGCCACGCGGTCGTGATGTCGAGCATGTGTTTCGCCCAGCGTATCGTCACGATGTACGGCTGGCGACCGCCGAGACGGGCCGCCGTGACCGCCTCGCCGCCGGTGCGGGGGCGCATGCCGGCCGCAACGGTGTGAACAGTGGCGAAGGCACCAGCGCCGGGGATCACGCCGCCCATGCCGTCGTTGCCGTCGCCACGGGCCTGGAAGTGCAACCGCTCGCGCAGCGCGCCACGGCGACGGAAGCTATCAGCCATTGGCCTTGACGGCCTTCGCTGGCTCGACGTCCTTGGAGACCACCTCGGCCGCCTTTGCCGCAACAGCAGCATCAGCGCAGGCCTGGGTCACCGGGCCCTCCCAGCCGGCCTTGTAGCCGACGGTAGACTGACTGGACGGCTTGAAGTCGTAGTCCTTGGAGAAACGAACCTTGATGGCCATGGCGGCCTCCTATGCGAGGGTTGGAGTGCGGAGACGCCAGAGCAGCGCCGCCACGGGGTTCTTGGCGTTCAGGGTGCCTCCAGCAAGTCCGGAGAGGGCCGCCTGGGCGGCTTCGCTCTCGTCGTCGAGCAGATACCCCACGAGCATGATGACGGCGGCCGTGACGCGTCCGGGTACGGTGTCAGCGGTCCATGCCGGATCTGGCTTGGGCTGTACGAAATCGAGGACGATGTTCTCGGCCTGGGCGATCTTGAGCGTGATGTCTGCCGTGCGCTCGTCGTCGGCGAATGGCGCATCACCGACCAGATCGAGCCGCAGCGCGCCATTCACCTGGGCAACCGTAACCCAGGCCATCAGCCCACCTTGACGGGATGAACCGCCTTCAGTTCGCCGTCCTTGCCTGGCTTGCCGTCGCGGCCGCGCTTCACCGAAAGACGCCAGCCGTCGCCGCCATCCGGCTTGTCGGCGTTGTCATCCTTCTGGCTGATCCAGAACGAGCCGGCCCAGGTGACGCCGTCACCCTTGGCATAGCCCTCAGCCTTGGCCTCCACCCAGACGCCGCGGTCGATCACCACCGGCATCGTGATCGGGAATTCCTTCACGGTGTCGCCCTTGGCGAAGCGCAGCGTCATCGTGCGCTCGCCATCGTGCTCTACGGTCAGATCATCGAAGCCCAGGCCGTCCTTGCCCGTGGCATCAACACCATCCTTACCGACGACCACACCCAGACTCTTGGTTGAACCGTCGGAGTGGGTCAGTACCAGCGCGCCATCGCGGTCGATAATCGCCGACGTTACCGACACGGGCACGCCTCGCTGCTCGATCGCGTCAACCCGGCGAACTGCGTCGGCGACCGCTTTATCGACGTACTGCTTGACCGCGGCAAACCCACGGTCGAATGCATCTTGAAAGCTCATCAGGCGGCCTCACTGACGGCGAAGAGCCGTTCCGCAGTACTTGGGTCGATCTTTGGCTCTTCTGCCGCTGGCGGGCTCGGTTCGGGCGTTGCGGAGGCTTTCCCGAACGGATCGTCGCCGGCATCGCGCTTGGCCAAGGCTTCCAGCGAATAATTCTGCTGTTGCAGGTAGACCGTATTGCCGCCCACGGTCGGCTCCAGGCCGAGGCGATGGCGCTGCTCGTCGATCTTCATCACGCCAGCGCCTTCCTTCACCACCTTCATCAGGGCGGTGCTGTCCATGCGCAGCAGGTTGTCGAGGTCCAGTTCGGTCCCGTATTTCGCGCCGATGCCGAGTCCTTCATCGAGGCAAAGCTCGATGTCCTCGATCAGCCGCTGGAGCGCCTGGGAATAATACTCGACGCCGAGCGCCTCGACGTTATTGCTGCTCGGGATTGCGCCGATGCCGACCTTGTAGGCCGGCACGTGGAACACGCTGCAGATCACCTCAACGGTCCATTTGAGTTGCTCGATCAGCTGGGCCTCGACCGACGTCATCGCCATGCGCTCGAACTTGAGCCCATCGCCCAGCACAGCGACTTTTTTGGCGTTGTCGCCCGTGTAGTTGGTTTCCCAGTGCTCTTTCAGCCGCTGGGCCGTGGCATCCTCGATGGCGCTAGGGGCGCTCAGAATGCCAGGCGTAATGCCGCCGTTCTGGTACGTCCGGGTCAGCGTGCTCTGGATGGAGAGGCCCTGCGTCGCCGTTAGACCACAGGCCATCAACGGCGACGTGCCCACCAGGGGATGGTAGATGCAATTGAAGCGGTCGTGGATGATCTCGCGCGCCGGGACGATCACCTGGCTCTCAATGCCGGCCACGTTGTCCGCGTTGAGCTGGTAGAACACGTCCCCGTTGTCCGCCACTAGCGGAAAGGTGAGGTTCGGGTCGAGCACGTGCAGGGTCGTGACGATGCCGCGGTCGTCGCGGCCCTTCAGGATGTAAGCGTTGCCGCGCCCCAATTTCGACAGCACCCACGATTCGAGAAACTGGATACGGGTCTGGTGCCGGTTCGGCTTGCGCAGCACAGGAGAGAAGGCGGGGTTCTCGGTCTCTTTCCAGATGCCGGTTGCGCCCTTTTCCACCAGCTTGATACGTAGCTTGGCGATGTCCGAAGCGATGAGCGTCATGCAGGCATAAACCGCATGGTAGCTCATCACGTCTTCATGCTTGATCTCGATGTTGCGCTGCCATGCGCCAGTGAAGCTTTCCATCACCGCGCGCCACCAGCCGCCTCGATCATCCGGGCGCGCCAAGTTGGCAACGGCCTTCTGGCGGGTAATTTCCAGCCCAAAGGCGCGCATTAGCTATTTGCCTTCCGGCGTTCGGCTTCGAGCTCGATCGCGGCAACAGCATCGGCCTTGGACTTGATAGGCTCGCCGCTGCAGCCCTTGGCCAGCGCGCGAAGATCGGCCCAAGCGAGTTCGCGCCAACCGTCGGGAATGGGGACGAGATTTTTGCCCGCTTCGGTCTGCAGAGCCGCGACGTCATACCCAAGCTTGTCGAAGATGCGTGCATATCGCCGATCCGACGACTTCAACGCTCGGTTGAGATAGCCTTGATGCTTCATTGCGGGAATCCTCATGGGAATGCCGGCCGCACTGCTGCGCGACCGGAGGATTTCGGGGTAGATCAGCCGCCGTAGTTGGACTGGTCGATGTACTGCACGGCGCCGGGGCGGCGCTTGGTCCAGTTGATGAAGCGCTCGGCACGGATGCCGACAAGGTTCATCTGCCACAGCGAGACCATGACAGTGGCCGCGACCGGGGGATTGGTCGGGGCGCTGTCCATTTGCAGGGAAGCCTGGTTGCTGGCATCGAGCAGGGTCTCGCCGTCGTCAGCGAGCATGATCTCCGAGGCCTTAGCCAGGATGATGCGTGCACCTTCGTCGCCGACTGCGACGTTTGCCGGAACGCCTTCGGACAGCACAACCGGCAGACCGAAGAAGCGACCACCAGCGTCGCCATTGATCTGGATGTCAGGGAATTCGCGCTGGCCGAGCGGATTGAGCATCAGGGCGAGTGCCAGGGCCTGCATCTCGGTCATGATCCAGACTGCACCGGCAAGCGACAGATTGGCGGCGACGAACTTACCCATCAGGGCCCGGACGTCAGCCCGCACGGCGTCGGCGTCGGTGCCGCTGGCAATGACAGGCGTCACGCCGTTGGTGATCGAGGCAGGCTTCACGCCAGGGGTACCGGCATTCAGGGGATCGACGAAATCCTTGTCCATGGTCTGGACAATGGTGTCGATCAGATCCTGGCGCACGATGGCTTCGGCCGACGGGTCGGAGAAGCGCACCAGTTCGTCAGTCATCACGACGATGCCGGCCAGCTTGGTAACGCCCAAGCTGATCTGGTCGAAGGCCAGCGCCGATACCGGCTTAGGAGCGCCTTCACCCACCCACGACGCCGAGGAACCGCCGGTCTGGCGCGGCACCTTGATGTTGAACGGCACGCGGCGAAGGCCGGGAATGCGCCCGATGATGGTCGCCGGGCGCAGCAGTTCGGCGAACTCGGAGGCCATGTTGGTATATTCCACCAGGGGCTTTGCCCAAGCAGCGTCCGTCGTGGTGCCGGCGGCGACCGCTGCCTTCAGGACAGCCGAGACTTCAGGCGTCTGGTCGTCCCAGCGCTTGGCGATCTCCGCCGACTGCATCAGGTTGCCCTTGCCGGCCATGAGGGCCATGGCGAAGCGGGTAAATGCGGTACCCTTCGCGACGGCGTCCTTGATCGGTACGGCGGGAAGCCCCGAACGCACTGCAGCGGCGGCGGCGTCCGTCTGGACATGGGCGGCATTGACGGGGCGGGCGGAGGCAGCCTGGGCGCGCTCCAGAGAGCGGAAGCGTTTCAGGTCGGCGTCGATGGCCTCGACTTCGCCGGAGAGCGTGTCGAACTCTTCCTGCTCAGCCGCGTCGGTGGTGCGACCGCCTTCGCCGCCCTTCTGCATGATTTCCGCCATGCGGGTGGCTTTGGTCAGGCGCGTAGTTTCAAGAGCAGTGATCTGCTCGGCAGTGGTCTTCATTTCAGTGGCCTCCTTGGGCCTCAGGTTTACGGAATTGGATTTCCCCGAGGCGCCGGGGGCGGTCTTCGTCGGACGCTCGATATCGCCGGTCGCGGCGGGAGCGTTCGTGTCGAAACTCTTGATGACCGACATCGCCTTGGACGTGTCGGTGATGAGGGCCTGGGCGTTCGCGGGGATCGTCACCGCGCTCAGCTCGTAGACCTCGGTCTTGATGAACCTGATGCCGCCTTCGTCCATGAAGGCGTATTCGACGGCGCGGAAGCCGATTGACACGGCGCGCACCAGGCCGGCCGTGATCGACTGCCAGGCCTCTTCGATGCGGTCGCGCAAAACGCCCGCTTCCTCGATCGTGGGGAGTTCGGCGATGAAGCCGATCCCGTCTTTGGTGGGCTTATCGAACTTCACCGTGCCGATCGGCTTGTCGTGCTGGTGCTGCCACAGCAGCGGCAGCGGGTTTTTGAACGAGACACCCAGCGGCTCGATGATATCGCCGACCCGATCGACGCCGGGCGTGGTAGCGATGCCGCGAATCGTGCGCGTGTTTTCGTCGACCGCTTTCACGGTCAGGACTGAGTAAGCTCGGTTCATTGGGGTATCCCCTCAGGGTCAGACGAAGATCATCTGGTATTGCTTGGCGCTATGGGCGACAGGATTGCGGCTCATCACCGACACCGCGTTGAACAGCGCCATAGCAGGGTCAATCTTTGCCTCGCCGGCATGGAGCTTCGTGGCTCGGATGCCGGTGGCCGTGTTCTCGATCTTCAGGTTCGGCACGCACCAGGCCATTAATGGCCCACCGCAATGCAGCAGCGTCCCACCAGCGAGCTTCCGTTCGGTGGTCTTGATGGAGCTCATCAGCCAACCGCCCTGGGCGACGCCGATCAGCAGGCCCAATTCCTCGGTGACGTCGATGGCCGACAGTGCGTCGACGATCTCACCGATGTTCGCCGGGTCGGCCGCAACGGGCCCCAATAGGTTCCTGAGCTTGATCCGCTCGACGATATCCACCAGCGCGGCGACGTCTCCGCCCGGCTCCTTGAGGATCGTCAATTCGCCGGCCAGTTCGAAATCGAGCAGTTTCGGCGCGATAGCCTTGCGCAGCGTCAGCACGGATCGCTGGCACCAGGCATGCGACCAGGACAGCCACCTCTTGGTGCGAACAACACGCTTCTCGCCTTCCAGGGTCGTGTAATGGACCTCGGTCTCTTTGGCCTCACGGCCGAGCAGTGTCAGCCCGACAAGATCGTCCAAGCCGCCGCCGTCGAGGCCGGGCACCACGATCTCGCATCGGTCGAGCAGCGCATCGAGCGCGGCCCAATGGTCGAGCGCACCGAGGTCCGGGTCTAGAGCGTCTTCCCAGTATGGGGCCCCGACCCACCCCTCATCCGACAGCGCCATGCCGATCTGGACATTGAGGTGCTGCGATGCCCAGCGCCGCTCCTCTTCCTTGCTCTTCTCCACGGCCGCGGCATAGCCAGCAATCATGGTGTCGAGGTGCAGGGACTTGCCAAGGTTCGGCATGACCTGGGGCCAATTCGCAGGATCAGCCCAGGCCTTGTCTTTCGACCTCTGCAGCGCTTCCGAAAACTCATAGAGGATCGGCAGCATGCGAGCGTTCTTGACCTTGCCGTCGCGCACAGCACGGGCATAGGTCAGTTCGGCCTTGAACACGCCAGCGGGTGGCTCGTCGCTCTGGGTCGTGATGATCAGCAGGAAGCTGTTCTTCTTCGACTCCAGCGCGCCGCGAATCTGGCCCAGCACGCGGGCCGCATAGTGGATCGAGCCCATGATGTGGAGCTCGTCGATCAGCACCCCGATCGGCTTTGAGCCGGTCATGACCTTCATCGAGAAGGTCTTCACCTTCACGAAGGCCTTGGTCACCCGATCCCGGATCGTCTTCCGGTGCTCGATGACGTGGAACCGCTTCTGCAAATACCCATCGGGATCGGCGTCGATCATGCCGGCGGCCTGCTGGAACGCCAGGTCAGCGATCTCCTGCGTCGGACCGATAAATAGGAACTCGCCGCGGGGCACCTTGTTTTCAAGCAGCGCGGTGATCATTAGGCCGCCGCCATTCGTGGTCTTCGAATTTTTCTTGCCCACCAGGCAGAAGACCTCGGGGACATGCCGAACGCCTTCGTCATCGAGGGACCCGAAGATCACCCGCACGATGTCGCGGAACCAGTCAGCACCGGCCACCGCGAATGACGGCTGGTCAGCGATATCGGGAATCCGCAACTTGTTGAAGATGCGAACCGCCTTCTCGGCCTTTTCGGTGAACAGCGGCAGCGTCGGGATAATCGACTTCCCCGCAGCCAGACGCTCTGCCCAATCCGGGCAGGCGAAGTCCCAGTCTGCTACTGCAGCACCGTCCCCCAATCGGAGCCCTCCGGCGCTTCCTGCGCGTCAATGTCGGCCTGTTCCTTCTTGCCGCGGGCGGGAACCCTGCCCTCCTTCTTCGGCTTCGGCGGAATAGCCCCGGCCAGCTCGAGGAACTTGTTCTGCGCCGGAACGCTGCCGCCAATGGCGGAGCGGTACCGAGCCATCATCACCTCGGCCGTTTTCTTCGCCACGGCGCATTCCATCTCCACGGAAAAATGCTTCACCAAGGTTTCGACGTGGATATCCATCGCCTCAGCAATGGCTTCCTTCGTCATCCCTTGCGCTCTCAGGACTTGCACCTTGTCGCGGGCATCGTCGGTGGGGACGTATTCAGGCCGCCCCCGACCGCTTTTTCCGGTAGCCATGGCTTGTATTTCATCCAATCACGAAAAAAATCTCTGCATGAGATCGCCGCGGGTCCGGGAAAGCGGCCCTTTCGGACCTTTCGACCACCCCCCCCCGGTCATCTCGGGAAGCTGCCCTGGGCCATTGCCATCCACATGGCCACGGCCAGCGTCAGGAGGCATAGCGCACAGGCCAGCAGAGCAATCCCAGCAGCGATCTCGACGAGATCGGTGTATGACCACCAGTCTGCCCAACGATCGCGCCAGGTCGGCTCGGGCCGTCCACGATTGAGGATGTCTTCTAGCCTCGGACACTGCTTGGCATTTGGGACGCGCAAGGTCAGCTGCCCTGCGCCTTGAAGCCGATAGACCGGTCGGAGATGTCGGCGCTTCTCACGCTGAACGTTCCATCGCGCACGCTCCGTTGCACGTCGGTCAGTGGTTCCTCTGCCTTAGGCAACTGCGATGTCTTGAGCAGTGCGGCGTGAAGGCCCGCATCGAGCACCATCACTTCGGCACGCACGCCAAGGCGAGTGATGGTAGCCCTGGCTGCATCCCTGATGGCCACCGCGTGGTGTTGCGACAGAGCGTGGCTTGAGGTGATGACGAGCACGTCGCCATCTTCGAGCTTCAGCTTTTCGGCTTCCGCCATGTTTTCGTTCAGCTTGACGATGAGGCTATCGATATCCGCCATCTGACTTCTCCATGGATTGCGCCTCGCTGTCGTGCCACTCCTTGGACACGGCCTCGAGGTTATTGATGTCCCAGAACAGGCGCTCTTCGCCCTTGTGCGGCACCTTGTGGTGGACGACCGGGCTGTTCGACGCCGGCGCCTTGCCGGTCAGCATGATGCCGGTGTGCTGGCACTGGTAGAGATCGCGCACCAGCACATCCTCACGCAAGCGCTGCCACCGCGATGAGTGATACCAGCCGCGGACCGTGGCATCGGGGCTGTAGCGCTTGTCGCGAATGGCGCGCGTGGTTGAGAGGCGCGGCTTGGCTACGCCGATGCGGTTGCCGAGCGTCTTCAATTTCGAGCCACAACCATCGGCTGGCAAATATGGGGCCGAGCCAGGGAGTCCGAAGTGTTAAACATGTGGTCAAACCCCTTGCCCAGAAAGGAGATCATCGAATGCTAAAACTTACGCTTCGCCTGATGGGCGCCGCGCTGCTGTTCGTCGCCGACCAACTGCCGTAAATGATGCGGCCCTCGGACTGTGGCGGGGTCCGAGGGCTTCTGGGTCTCCTGGGCTTTCGCTCAGGGTCTCTAGCTGACGTGGTTCTGGATGATGGGCTTTGATACCCCACCCGCTTGGCGGGTGTCGAACTGCACATTGCAGACCGTTTGAGGTCCGTCTTGCGCAGTTCTGGATGATGTCGAAGAGATAGCTTACTCGCTAAGTGGGTGGCAATGAGGGGGGGAGAGTCGGCGCGTTTCCGGGCTTTTCGCCTCTTTACTTCACCATGCCCCACATCTTTGCCAGATCATCAAGTGCATCCCGAAGATTATCGGCCGTCGTATTTCGCACCCGCTCTACGTTCGTAATATCGGAAAATGATAGACCTTGGCCGGCGACCTTGATGACCAAGTCATAATTTCGCTGTCCAAGAATATCGCGGCAGGCGCGCAGGACTTTGCCTGCATCCAGTTGCCGTTCGCTGATCGGGTCCCGAGCGCCGCCTCCGTCTACGTGTTGGCGGGCATAGTCCATGGCGCCTACGGTGCCGCCACATGCCTCCCAGGTGGCCCTGAAGCGATCGGCGGCTCTCTTCTGCGCCTCGTCGAGCTTGCCACGGGCGAACAGCGTCTCGACGGCGCTCTCGCGCAGGTTCTTCACGACCTTGATCCGCTTCGGGTTTGTGGTGCTCTCGGCGTGGTCGGCCGTGAAGTGCGGGTTGTCCACTTCGCCGACGGCGAGATCGGCCTTAGATTTGAATTTGGGCCTCATTCGGCATCCTCAGTTTCTTGGACTGTTTCGTCACGATCACCGGGCTGTGGGACTGTTTCGTCACGATCACCCTTCTTCCTTATGATCTTAGAAGGGTGGCCGTGACGTATCTGTCCCAGCTTGCGATCCCTGAACCACGCCGATCGGGACTTGCCTTCGGCAAGCCACGGCTTTGTGGCCTCGAATGATTGGGAGCGGGGCTTGACCCCGCGCTCCACCCGAAGCTTTGCGGATCGACGACGCGCCGCCTCCCGGCGTCGATCATCTGGGGATTGATCACATGCGTCGACCAGTCTCCGGATGCCGTGCTCCTGACGCTCAGCGGCTGTGAGCTGGATCATTTCTCCGATCACGGCCGAGCTGAACGATAGGACGCCGGCCGCCCTGGCGGCGGCGACTTCGCGCACAACCGGCTCCAAGATGGCATCGGGGATGTTGATGCCGATCCTAGTGCAGTGCCGTGTCACCGACACCAGGTTGACGGCGGTATCGACGCGCGCCGCGACATAGCAGGCCGCTCTGGCCCAACCATCGAGGCTGCCCATTGCCAGCTTCTCGCGGAGCCTGGCCCGGCACACGCGTGTGAGGTATCGGCGTAGCTCGAGGCCCATTACTTCCTCAACGCTGTAACGGGGGCGGCCTGAGCCGAACCCGGGAGCTTCATCGCGCACGGGACACCCCCTGCGCTCCGATGCCCGCCCAGCGCTTTTCAAGGATGCGCTGGCGCAGACTCTGCCGGTCGGGCTTCACTGCCGCCAGCATGCGCCGCTCGGCCGCCCGCATGGCCTCGAACCCGCCGACGGCGAATAGGTCCGTCCCGATCATCCAGACCAGTTGGCGGTCGTCTTCATTGGTGGATCGCTCCAGGCGAGAGAGCGCCGCGTCGAGTTGATCGTCGAGCCGCAGGGCTGGGTCACCTCGGCGCGCAGTCTCGACCTCGAATATCCTGACCAGCAAGCGAACGGCAAGGTCGCCGGCTTGCTCGGATGGTATGGCCCAGAGCTGTTCAAGTTCGGAGGCCAGTTGCTCGTTCTTCAGAGTGCGGACGGACGTGGCCAGCAGCTCGACCTGCTGCCGAAACAGGGTCAGCGGCTGAGCGTAGAATGGACTGATAGGCCCGAGGGGTTTGCGGGTGGCGACGGCGTTCACGGCCCCACTCCGAACAAGATGATTACCGCGGCGAAGTCGATGACGAGGCCGGTGAGGATGGCCCAGCCCAAGGTGATGAGGCGTTTTTTCATGCTGCTTCTCCCTCGAAGAAGGCCATCAGCTTGCGCCGGGAGGCCACCCACTGGCCCCTGGATTTGCCAGGGGTCTTGATATTGCGGGCGGGGATTAGACCCTTCTCCAGTAGGTAGAAGGTCTGCTGTCGGGACTTCCCGATGAGGGCGCCGATATCTTCGGCGCCCCAGATGAGGTCGAGAGTTTCGGGCTCAGACATTGGCGCCTCCCTTGCAAAGGCGTCTCGCGTCCGCATTGTTGGCGTCGTCGATAGCGCTGGACAGTTCATCCAGTTTGGCGATGGCGGCCTCGAGTGTCGCCACGGCGCCGTACCGATCATTGGCGTGGTCATGGTCATAGCTGCTGGACAACAAGGCGGTGACGGTGGTTCGGACCAGCCCCGCCGCGCGGTCGACGTCTTCCGTTCGGTCAAGCAACAGGCCGACGAGGTTCGCGCAAACGTCCAACCGCTCGGCGGGGGTAAGATCAATGGCCATCAGACGTCTCCTTTAGTTCGAAGCAGGCGAGGAAGTCGCGGCGCAATCCTTCAGCCCGCCTCTCAACCTCGTGGCAGAGAAACGAATGGATGTTGGCGTCCTCATAGGACTGGTAGTGGCACGAGTAGGTGCCGTCGGGGTTACGCTCCCCGGTGGTGTTTGCCACCTCCATCCGCACGGAGAGAACCGCCAGATAGTGGAGCTCGTGGACTGCCGTTTCGAGGCCTTTGAAGGCGGCGATCTGGTCAACCATTCGCGCCTCCCTTGGCGGCGGCGCGTGCATCCTCGATGGCGTCTTGCGCCAAGTGAATGCAGTTGCGAACGTCGTCGGCAATGAACTGCAGGGCGTCCCGCTGGTCCTCTGGTATCAGGTCGCAGTGAGCCATCATGAACAGAGCCGTGCAGCGTGTGGCGGCACTGGTAAGTTGATCATGGACGTTGATGAGACGGTTTTCGGTAGAAGCGGGCTCGACCGTGCGGGCATCCCCGCGCTGGGCGTTCACTTCGCACCCCCTTCGCCGGCCGTGCCCGGGAATTGGATCACCGTTTGGCTGGAGTGCTTGGCCAAGTGCTGGTCGATCAGAGCGCGGCCGCGATCCTTGAGCCAGGCAGCGACGGCCGTCTTGCGCCAGATGCGGCAGCGTCGGCCGAATGGGTCACGCGAGCTGTCGCCCCAGCGATCGGTTTCGCAACAGAAGTCGTCCAGGGAGCGGCCGACAAGCGCATTGAGAGCCCGCTGTTCCGCCACATTGGATGGAATGTTCGCGATCCGGTGAACCCGCTTCATATCCGCCCAGTGGGAGGGCACAAACACATCGTTGGCATTGGCGGCCTGGAGGGCCCTGATGATGTCCGTGCTGACGCGGATCAGTTCATCTTGGCGAGCCGCGAGGTGATCGACGGTGTGGATGATGCGTTTCTCGCGCAGAAACTGGTTCCACAGCTTTTCCTGCAGATAAGCATCGAGGTCGCTCAGAGGAGTCGTGACCTGGGTCTTAAGATGCCCGTGGAGGCCACCGACCTTGCTCTCAGTCACTTCGTGCAGGCGCGCCAGCGCAGTTTCAATGTGCAGCAAAGCTGAGCCCGGCGACACCGCAGCGTCGCGCCCTTCCATATGAGCGCGGACGACGTCGTTGCACCACATGTGGAACTCTGGGGAGAGATACTTGGCGTAGGCGAGGCCTATCTGCCAGTGAGCCCAAGTGCCGGGGGCCTTGCCCCCCACCTGCGCCTTGATCAAAGCAGTGTCGGATTTTCCGATAGTGATCTCAACGTGCTCGATGAAAGTTTTCGAGGACGGGAGGTCACGCCACTTGGCTGGCGTCTGCTGCGGATCGCCGCCGGCCGCCTTCCACATGTCCGTCAGCGACAGCATTTCCGCCTTCTCGCGGATCGTCTGGCCCTGGTAGGTGAGTGCTTGGCTGGTCATTCGCCCTGCTCCCCACCCTTGGCGCGGATGGCGCCGTTGATGATCTCGGCATCGATGGTGCGCTCGACAGAAGCCCACCAGGCCTCATCCTGTTCACGCCCCATGATGTCTTCGACTTCGAAGATCACCTCGGCGGGGACGTCGCGGTAGTCGTCGATCAGGACATCGGTGTAGCTCTTGCCTTGCTGAATCCCAGCGCGGCATGCTTCCACTATGGTGAGCACGACCTGCTTGCGCAGTTCTTCTCTAGAATTTTTGGCGTGTGGACCCACAGCGCCCGAAGTGTTACCTTCAGTCGTCATCTGATTTTCCGATCAATGATGTGTTGAGATTTGCCACTCTGATAAGCGGCGGTCATTCAGGCCGGGGTAGCTGCTGATACAGCCGCCTCGGCTTTTTCGTTTTCAGGCAGAGCTCGCTCGAGCAGGACGATGATCTGGCTGTTCATGGATCGGCGCTCGGTAATCGCTGCAGCCTTCACTCGGTCAGCAAGCGGTGTCGGCATGCGGACCTGGCCTCGATATTCAGTCTCGGCAGTAGTATTGCTATCGCGCAATATAAATCTCCTATCCCGGTAAAAGTTTATGCCACACCGTGTGGCGTCGTTAACTGTGTGGCATAGGTGTGGCATTGTGGTCAAGCGGATTGTGTGTCACTCGTGTGGCATGGCAAGAGAAGACCCACATTTCCGTTTAAGAATTCCCGAAACGCTCCTGAAACAGATTCAGGAGGCGGCGTCGGCAAGCCGCCGTAGCGCTACGGCGGAAATTGTGGAGCGACTGGAGCAATCGCTCGCGCTCGCCAACCTCATCGAAAACTATAAGCATGCGGAAGAGCGGCTCCTGGAGCAGGTCAAAACCGAGCGAGAGCTCCGAAAGCAGGTCACCCTGCTTGAAGATCAGATCGCGCTGCTGAAGGCCCAGGCCGAACAGGGTCACCCGATTGTCCAAGATTCCAACGAACGCGTCGGACTGGCCAGCCAAATCATATCCACTTTCGAGAAAATCTTCGGATCGAAACAGGACATGGGCGCCGTTCTTGCCTCGCTAGAAAATGCGCAGCAAAAGCTGGAACAGATCAAGGCGGGACATGACCCGGAGGATGCTTCAACCGTGAAGCCTAAGCCTAAGCCGAAGTCCAAGCGCGAGCAGACCAGCCAAGTGGCGAACGACGATCCAGTTATCACCACCCAAGGCGGTATACCTCAGAACCCGTTTGCAGCCCCATCGGAGCCCTCCGACGCCCCTAGGCCGAAGTCGTCGCGCAATGTCAGGCTGGCGGACGAATGAGCGTCCGCAAGCGCCCCACGCCCCGCAAGGATGGCACATTCCCTTGGGTGGTCGACTATGTCGATGTTGCCGGCAAGCGACGGCTCAAGACGTTCGACAAAAAGAAGGATGCCGATGCCTTCGCGGCCAGGTCATCGGTCGAGGTGTCGGACGGGGTGCACGTGGCGGACAGCGCTTCGATCACCATCGAAGAGGCCGGCAAGAACTGGATTGCGACCTGCAAGGCCAACGGACTGGAGCGTACCAGCATTGAGCCCTACGAGACCCACCTAAAGCTCCATATCGTGCCGCTGATCGGCAAAGCGCTGGTGTCCCGTATGTCGGTGCCGTCGATCCGCGACTTTGAGGACAAGCTGCGCGCAAAGGGACTGTCGCAGGCAATGATCAGGCGGGTGGTGGGGAGCGTTGGAGCGCTGATCGGCGACGCGCAGGAGCGCGGCCAGGCCATGCACAATCCGGTGCGAGAAATGCGCGGGCGTCGCAAGGGCAAAGAGCGCAGGCTGGAGCAGCGCCACAAGGGCAAGCTCAAGGTCGGGGTGGACATACCCACCAGAGACGAGGCCAAGGCCTTCCTGGGCGCTCTACAGGGGCGATGGCGCCCACTCCTGATGACGGCGCTGTTCTGCGGCCTGCGCTCGTCGGAACTGCGCGGATTGGCTTGGGCAGATATCGACCTCGAGCGACGAGAATTGCACGTCCGCCAGCGCGCCGATCGGTTCAACGACATCGGATCTCCGAAATCGGCAGCCGGTGACCGCACCGTGCCTATTCCGGCTATGCTGGCGAACACGCTGAAGGAATGGAAGCTGGCATGCCCCAAGAGCGAGCTGGGCCTGGCCTTCCCGAACGGGACGGGGAAGCCAGAGGCGCATGCGAACATCATCAATCGCGGATTGGTGCCGGCGATGATCGCGGCCGGCGTCACGGTGGAGGGGATGAAAAGGGGGAAGCCTGCGGTGGTGGCCAGGTATTCGGGCTTGCACTCGCTGCGGCATTGGTTCGCGTCCTGGTGCATCAACCCGGTGTCGCGGGGTGGCATGGGGCTATCGCCGCAAGAGGTTCAGGACAGGGTAGGGCACTCGTCTATCTCGACCACATTGGACGTCTACGGGCACCTATTTCCGGTCGATGATACCACCGCCGCGGTAGACGCCGCTGAGCGCTCGCTGCTGAGCTGA